GTGGGTCTCTCATTGTAAATACAATGTGCATACAAATTTTTTGGTTTTCTGTTTTCCTAGGGTGTTCCTGGAGCATTCTGGCCGGTAATCTGATCAGGAGGGCCCTACAAATGCAAAGACCTGACCAAAGGGTTCGACCTTTCCAAATGGTCTCTTTTTTGGCCATTTTTGCGCGGATTCTACTGCTGCAAAATCTTCTCCAACGAGCGGCCAACAAACTTTTTTAGTTGGTCAGTTTGGTGGTCAATTTGTCCAACGAGCGGAAATTTTGCCAACGAATGGCCATCTTGGTTTTTAGGTGGGTGGACGATCTAAATCGTTGCGCTTTAGTTTGTTTGTACTATCTGTCCACCCTACCAAGGTCTATAGGGGTAAAATAGATATAGAGTACAAATAATAGAGAATAAAGGCGATAGAGTGCCTATATATACATATAGAGGATTTTGTTGGGTGGCGGGTGGTTTGTTGGTCGGGTGGACAAACCGCCAAAAAAACCCGGCTTTGCGGCCAGGTGAATCAAATCCAAAAGCTCCAGAATCTAAACCTCTATTTTGGGAACATCCAGGTTGCCATTTGGCGGAGCCATTCGCGGGTTCCTGCATCGCCTTCGGCTTTAGCCGCGATCCTGTAAATAATCGATCGCGTTTTGTCATCGAGCAGGGGGAATGGGGCGGCCGGGTCTCCTTGGTCGATATTTAGATCACCAAATTTTCTAGGCAGAAAATCCCGGCAGACTGCGCGGCAAAGTTTTTCGGCCGATTTGTCGCTTAACACCGAACAGATACGGCTCAATGTTTCGCGGCCAAAATTTTGGCGATGAATTAACTTGGAAATGACTGTCGGTTGCAATCCCGCAGCGTCTGCCAGATTTTTTTTTCTGCCGTCAAATTCCTCGTTAATCACTGAAATCAAGGCTGTCGCGGCGAAACTCATTCTGCACTGTTACGTAATTTACAAGAAACCTACAAGTTTTTACTTGATGAATAAATGTACCTAGATAGACATATGCCGATCTAAGACATTATGAGACATAGAATATCAATCAAACTAGACTTGATCCGTTATGAGCTTTTAACCATCAAGGAACTTCGGGGAAATCCCTCCCAATGCCAGGCAAAAAATCGAGCAATCTCGGAACGGATTGGCGAGCTTGAGGATTTAATCGAAAAAATAAAAAATCAAAGGGGGGCTCTGAAATGAGAGTTTCACTTGAAATCGGCGAGGAGACTCTCGGCCTATTGGTTCCAGCTTTGATCGAAGCAGCGGAGCGTGAGGGATTGTTAGTCGTAGGTGAAGAGCTAGACGACCCGATAAGCTCAAAGGAGGCTTGTCGTCGATCTGGTCTCTCTGACACCTCAATTAGGCGGCTCGTGGAAAATGGGGATCTGGACCGCGTGCCAGGGACCGCTCGGCTTCTGGTGACAAAACAGTCATGGAATCGTTGGAGAAAAGGAGGTTCCAAGTGAATACTTACGACGGAAAAGAAATCTTCCGCCGGACTGGGTCGAGTTTAGGCCGTCTCGATGAGACCGCCATGGCTCCAGTCATGTTTTCAAGTTGGGGGGATGCGGTTTTATCGGCAGTCACTGAGATTTTTGGCGTCACAAAAAGCGACCTCAAGGGCAAATCAAGGCGGCGGGTCTTCGCCTGGGGGCGACAGGTCGGTGCAGCCTTAACGTACCAATACGGAAATTGCGCGGCTGTGGCGGTCGGGGACACTTATGGCGGGCGGCATTATTCTTGGGTCTACTATTCAAGAGAAACCGTTTCGAAAGCCATGAAACGAAGCGAGCTCACGACCGGTCAGGTCCAGGCGGTCTACAATTTGGCAAAATCGCGCTTCCACGAAGAATGAGCTCGAGCCGAGACACGATCGAGGCCGAGGTTTTAGACGCGGCTTATTCGAAGCATGGCGGAGATTCGGCATGGTCCGCATTCAATGACGGTCGATTGAATCCGGCTGAGATCCTGGAGCGCATCGAGGAAGGTGATTCGTCGTCGGTGGCCGCTCGGGCGGTCGTGGTCGGGGTCATGCTCGACCTGGTCCTAGAGGGCTGGGCTAAAAATTGCGACCTGACCAAGGTCGGCCAAAACTCGGTCCGCCTTGCTGCTGCGTTCGGACACAAAGGGGGCTTTGGGTTTGTCCCGCTTTTTGGAGCGGTCAAAAAATGTGGAGGGTGGGAGTCGAAACCGGTCGTGGTCAAGGTGCTCGATTCCTGGTTCTGGGATCATCCAGGCGAGGAAGATTTGGGAAAGCGGCTCCTAGCGATCGGGCGTTTTTTCAATCATGCGGAGCTAGAAAATTGGAGCGTTCGTGGACTGGCTCGGGCCTTTGGGGAATCTCGAACCTGGACCGCGAAGCGAGTGCGGAAGGAATGCAATGCGCCGATTGAAGCGGCGGGCGGAAGGGCGAAGGCGACGTGGCAACAGGGGAACGGGCAACGGGAAAAAAGCCGGGCCGCTCGCATAGAAAGTTTTCAAAAATCAAAAACAAAGAACTAAAAAAGATGATACAAGATAAAATCGAAAATATTACGATCGTGAGGCTTCGGCCGTCGCGGTCCAATCCTCGGAAAAATTTTCGGGAAGTCGACCAATTCGAGCTCATGGATTCAATTCGGTCGGTCGGGGTTCTGTCGTACTTGCTGGTCAGACCGGTGGGTGATGACTTCGAAATCGTAGCGGGTGAGCGTCGTTACCGGGCCGCCAAAGTTCTGGGATTGGAATCGCTCCCGTGCCGGGTTCGGCATTTGACTGATGAGGAAGTCGGAAAGATCCAACTGATTGAAAATATCCAGCGCTCGAATCTGTCGGCCACTGAAGAGCTTGCGGGAGTCCGGGAGCTCGAGGAGCTTGGGGTCAAAGGCAAAGCCCTTGCAAAATCGCTTGGTAAGACGAACGACTGGCTTCAACTTCGCCTCGACTTGGGTAAACTTCCAGGCGGAGCGCAGGAGGCGGTCGGATCCGGTCGCGTGTCCCTGGCGTCGGTTCCTGATTTGCTCGAGGTCGATTCCAATGAGTGCGAGCAATTTGTGCAGGAGGTCCTTGAGATCGAGGAACCAGTCCCGGTTCTGACTCTCCGGGCCATGATCGATGAGCGTTACCGCGTCCCGAGAGAATCGAAATCTCGGTGGAATGCTTTTGTTGAAGATTATAAAGCGAAAGCTGGCAAAAATGTCGAGGGTTTGAACGACCCTGAATCCTGGTCGCAATACGTGCGGCCGTATGGCGAAGGGGTCGGAAAATATAAGCTTGCTAGCGAAAAAATCGGCGGGCTAGCTGCTCGCCAGGAAGAATCGCGATTGACCTGGGGCGACTTGGCGAAGGTGCATGGAGTACCGTTGGTTTTAGTCCCGGTTGGGGGTGTTCGAGGAGGAGAAATCTCAGCGGCCGAGTTGGTCGATCGGTCTGTCATTGAGTCCGCTGAGAAGGCCGCAAAATCGGCGGGTCTTGAGGTGACCCTGGGAGCGCGGCGGAGCAAAGCAATCGAGCCAAAACTCGAGGAGGTAAAAGAGGAGGAGCCCGAGGAAAAGCCCGAGCCGGTGGTGGTTTCGTTTGACCCGGTCACCAGGTCGACAAATTGGAATCCCTGGGCCATAGGGGAAAATGTGTTTCTAGAGGACGAGTATTTTAACCGCGTTCAATTGTGTAAAGAAGTTCTTGAGAAAGAATCTCCACAGTGGAAATCGGCAGTCTTATCACGTTGCCAGGAATCGGTTGAGGGGATTGATGAGAGTGCTTTGGTGGTTTGGTATCTCCTCGACGGACTGAAGCCCGAAGACCTTAGAGGTCGACGTCTTGCTGCTTTGCTGGGAGTTTCGGAATTTTGGATCGAGAGGCTTGCCGCGTGATTGAAAAATTGATCGTTACAACTGGGGCCGGTCGAGAGGTTTTGATTACCTGGCGGGAATATCGTTCGCTCGTGGGAACAATCTCAGCGAAACTTTGCGCGGTTTCCGGGCATGGGACTTTAACGAGATTATTCGTATCGCCTGGGAACCGCCGGGACGGGCTCGGCCGGGCGCTCGTTCGGCAGGGTCTTCTCGAACTCCGAGACGCGGGGTGCCATCGTGCTTTTGTCCTGGTCAATCCCGGAGGAATGCGGGAAGAGTCAATTTCTTTTTTTGAGGCGGTTGGATTTGAAACTATTGAGGGAAGCGAATTTTCACCGCCACTTGGATCGGTCGTTCTGATGCGGGAGATCGAGCGGGAAGGTGGAATTTTGCCGGTGCGTTCATACCAAAAAGGAGGGTCAAGCTAATGGCGGACATGGACGACTGCCGGGCCAAGCTTCCTATCTGGGGACTTTTTGGGGCTTTAGGGTTGCCGGGCGCTGACAAAGTCGGAGCGTGGGCAGGCGGACAAGGAGAGGCAAAGATTTGCTCGCCCTTTCGGGAAGACAATTCGCCCTCGTTTTCTGTTTTCACTCGAGACGGAGTGGGGCTTTGGAAGGATCACGGGACGGGTCAAGGCGGCGATGAAATCAAGTTGATCGAGGAGGCCAGGGGGATCCCGACAAAAGAGGCGATGCAACTGTATTGCCAGCTGGCCGGGGTTACCTGGGAAACTGGAGGCAAACCAGTGAAGCCGAGCAAACCTTGGAAACCAGCTAAAGAAGCTCCGCCCGTCCTTCCTAAAAAGTCGCTTGCCGATCGACTCGAGGGGGTCGAGGTGCCAAAAAAGGAGACACCAAAATCAACCGGGTTTGGTGAAATCGTTAAAGAATACAACTACAAAGATGAAAAGGGAAACTTGCTTCACCAAACCATTCGGATGGAGCCTAAAAGTTTTCGACAAAGAAGACCAGCCAATCAGGACGACGACCCGGCGAGGGTTCGCGGTGGATTTGTTTGGTCTCTCAAAGATTCAAGAGTGGTGCCGTATCATTTGCCGGAGCTTCTGGCCGCTCCAAAATGTGAGCCAATCTTTTTGGTCGAAGGAGAAAAAGATACGTTGAATCTGGAAGCGTTATCGACTGAGGGGCTGGAGGTCGTCGCGACGTGCTTGCCAATGGGAGCCGGAAAGTGGCGTGATGAATTTGCGGGGTTTTTCCGAAACCGGTGGGTCGTCATCATTCCTGATTTTGACAAGCCTGGGCTCGAGGGGGCTGACCTAGTGGCGCGTGAGATTTTCAAAGTCGCGGACCGCGTCGGGGTCTTGCATCTTGAAAGTCTATCAAAACAAGCTCAACCAGGTTGGGACGTTTCCGACTGGCTCGAAGGTGAATGGGAAATTGGGATTACGATCGAAGAGCAATATCGAAAGCTGATGGATCAGGCCGAGCTTGCCGGCGTCGAAGAGCTCGACTTGTTTTCAGAGGTTGTCAAAATTGGTGACCGGGGCGGCATTTCTATTGATCAAGATTTGCTGGCAAGGCTCCTCGTTCGGATTGAAAATTTGATTTATTGCGGTGATTCTTTCTGGCAATGGAATGGCAAAATCGGAATTTGGGAAAAGCGACGTGAAAAAACGTGGATTGAGCGCCAGATTAGAAGAAGGATAGCTAAGGCTGGCGGGGGCTCGGTCATCAATGCCCCTTTAGTTTCTTCGGTGGTTCGCCTAGCAATGAGCGAAAGGGTTTTTTTTCCCGAGGCTTTGAATGGGCAGAAAGCCGGAATGTTCCCGGTCCGCAATGGTCTTTTGGATGTCGCGTCCGGGAAGCTTTTGCCTCATCGTGCCGGACATTTGACCACGGTTCAGACTCCGCATCGCTTTGAACCTGGTGCCGAGTGCCCTGAGTGGTTGGCATGGCTTGAAGAGCGCCAAGAAGATCCAGAAACACGGGATCAAATACAGGAGATTTTTGCCTATTGCTTGGCAACTCATATCAATTATCACCGGCTGTTTTTTATTTTCGGCGAGGGTGGGACGGGAAAAAGTACGATGGTTGACGTTTTAGAATGGTTGGTTGGTGAACACAACAGGGTTGCTGTCGAGCTCACAGAATTGGACAACGCTTTTACGCGTTCTCAGTTGGTTGGGAAATCTCTTGCCCTTTGTAAAGAGCTCACTAGGAATTCTCTGAAGCATATCGGTCTTATCAAGGCTATTGTGTCCGGCGATCCAGTGGCTGTAGATGTAAAGTATGGCGAGGGCTACAGTTACAGGCCCTCGTGTAGGATGATTATGGAGTCAAACTGTCTTCCAATGTCGCCTGATAGTTCGGCCGGGTTTGAGCGGCGTTTTATCCAAATTAATTTCGACAAGCAAATTGATCGAGATAAGATGGAATTTAATTTCCAAGAAAAGTTTAAAGCAGAAATGTCCGGCATTTTGAACTGGTCCCTTGTCGGATATAAAAGGCTCAAAGAGCGGGGGCGGTTCATCCATACCGAACGAAGCAAACAAGCAACTGATGATTTCAAGAAGCATCGCGCTCAGGTCGAGACGTTTTTAAAATCAGGGATCTTGAAGGTATTTCCTCACCGAGAATCAAACGGAGAGATCACTCGGCTTTGTGTTTGGATGGAAGATGTATTTTCGGCGTATCACGAATGGTGCGCACAAGAAGATGTTGTGGCTTTCTACAAAGAAAAATCACCTTTTGCTCGCGAGTTATTTACCAAAAAACCAGAGTGGCGGGTGAGGAAAAAACGGGAACGAGTCAATGATGAGATCCGCGATTCCCGGCTGTATGGGATCCAAATCGTCGAGAATCTAGTTGCGACCTAACAAACAAAAACCATGCCGCACGAACTCAAAGAAACGGACAACCAGGAAAGACTTTGGGCTCGGCGTTGGGGGGTCACGCTTAGAACCGTTAAAAATTGGATTCAGAAAGCGGAAGAGCTTGGCGAGGTCGTACCTTTTGAAACAGAGAATCCAAACGACCTCCCCGAATGGTATCGAGATGTATTTGGAAAAGCTCCAAAAGGAGAAATTGAGGCCAGAGCTCGAGAGCTCAGAATTGAGGCCGGGCTCGAGGTCGTGGACCAGGTTGAGATTGACCTGGGGCCTATCGAGGTCATCAAGAAAGCCCTCGAAAGGGTTGGAATGGATTTAACCTATTCGCGAATCGTGGAAGAAGAGGAACGAGCGGCGAAAATGTATGAGGTTCTTCGGGTTCGAGGAGTCTCGACAAGCGAAGCTCGAAGGCAATGGAAAGAGGCTTCCGAAATGAAACGGGCCGCCCAAAAGGGAGACGACGCGGTGCAGGTTGCTCGGGAGCTTCTCCGCGAGTGGGTTTTAAAAGAATTCGAACCGGTTCAGCGTGACCTTCGCAAAAAAATAAGCGGATCGGTCTTGGGTGTGCAAGCTCGCCAGGGACTTCTTGAGACGGTCACCGATAAAGAATGGGGGCGAGTTTGGGACAAGGAGCTTGAGAAAGTTTTAGCGGAGAAATGAAAAGTGATTTTTTAGATTCAATCGGGGTTGAAGTCTCAACCTTAACGCGAGAAATCAAGGAAAGAGTTTGGATTCCTCGCGCTCGTTTGAATTTTGGCGCCTATTGCGAGGAAAATATCATCCTAAATTCAAGTGAAAATAGCGCGTACGCTGGTCCGTATTCGCGAGAAATGACTCCTTCAGTCTCTCGTTTTCTTGAGGAATTTTTGGACGGTGGTGGTGGTGAAAGGTGGCGGGAGTGTTACGGGGCTAAAGGTTCACAAGCTGCGGTTACTGCTCATTCATTAATGGAGATGGTTCGAAGGGCTGATTATGCTCCTACAAACATTGTTTACGGGATCGACGCTCAGAAAAATGCCGGGGCTATTGCGGAAAGATACGTTGAGTTTTTAAAAAGCTCGCAGTCAATGGGCGATATTGTTGCCAAGCTTCCAGAGTCTTATTTGAAGGGCGACGTGATTTCTCTGCCAGGGATGAAATGTTATTTTGTTGGTTCTGGCTCTGTGGGTCAAGCGGCTAGCAAACCCGGCGTTGGCCTCGTTGTCATCGATGAAATAGACACCCATAAAGAAACAAAGGTAGACGGGTCGACAGTTCACCTTTTCGCACAACGGGGCAAGGCAACGGTCAGCGGGAAAATCCTGGGCTTTTCAAAACCTACCATTGAGGAGGGGCAAATCTGGCAGTTGGTTAATACTGGTTCGGGTCACCGAGATTTTGTTCCGTGTAAACATTGCGGGCATTTTCAATATCTTAAAATGAGCCAGGTTCGCTACCAACATTTGCGCGACAAGTTTGGCGACCTTGATCTTGCTAAGGTGATCCAGGGGGCAGAATACGAATGCGAGAGTTGCGGAGGGATGCACCAGGAGTCAGACAAGAAAGAAATGCTCGCGAACGGGGAAGTCAGGGCAACCAACTACCTCGAGAAAGGAGAAGGCGACGCAAAGGAAAAGGTTCCTGCTTGGCTCCCGAAACGAATGAGTTTTTACCATAACGACCTTTATGCCCTCTGGGAGAATAGCCGCTGGGGAAACCTAGCTGCGGAAAGACACGCGGCTGGGCGGGAACCAGTTAAGCTTAAAGGATTTCTCCAGGATAGACTCGGTGAAGCTTGGGCGGAAGGCGGAGCTCGAAGGGTGCGCTTGAGTGACGTCAGGGATATGTGTGGTGACTACCGCCGGGGAACCGTAAATAAAAAGCCCATCCTTTGCGGAGTCTTTGCGGATACCCAAGACGATTCGTGGAAGGCCGTTAAAGTCGGATTTTCTGCGGACGGGGATATTATGGTTTCTGATTGGGGGTCGTTTCTTACCTGGAAAAATTTACTGTCTTGGGCTCGAGCCGGAATTGACCACGATGGCGTGAAATACTCGGTTCGATGCAATCTCACTGATGAAGGGGGGCATCGGACTTATGAGGTCAGAAATAATTGCTCGAAGCTTGCGCCCCTGTTTAATCCTTCAAAAGGTATAGGTGGCATGCAGGTGAGGCAACGGGGTGGCGACCTCCTTCGTTGGAGTAAAAGCCGAGTCTTTAAAACAACACAAGAAGGAATGAGATTGGTCAAGGTGCTTCACTACGATGATGATTCATATCGGCGGCTTTTGTATCGAACGCTCATTCTGGACCGCGACCAAGTCGACGAAGACGGGGTTGAGGTCGAGCAATTTGGAAAGCTTACCTTTCCCGTTGACGCTCTTCGTGACGATGAATTCCTCCTTGAAATCTGCAGAGAGTACCAAGTAAAAAAGGCGGGAAAATGGGGATGGGAACGAGAATCTGGTCCGAATGATTTTGGAGACGCTTTAAAAATGTCGGTGATTGGTCGAGATGTTTGGTGCCGTTCAGCGGTTCGAGATTAGGAACAAAAAAAAGTGACGAAAAGTTACATTTTAGGGTTGCATCATACGTAACGATAAGTTACCTTTTTTACATCGAAGCAAGAGACCGCTTCACGTTGATATGAAACTAAGAAACGCCAAAAACAAGTTAGAGAAATCAGGTTTTGCTGTAAGAATTAAACCTTGGGGCTGTTACAAAGCCGAAAGAGAATTTGGAAAATACGTCATAGAATTCCAAGCTGATTGTGATGGGGATATAGGACATTTTTCTGTCAGGCGAAAAGATGATTTGCCAGATATGCAGTCAGATTACTGCCCTTATTTCTTTTTTGATACCTGCAAAAGAGCCATTGAATTTGCATCAGACTAATAGATATAAAATTTGAAGTCTAAAAAATAAAACCATGAAAAAAACAAATTATCACTTTGAAAAAATCGCAAAGGCTCGGCTTGAGTCAACTTACGGGGACATTGATGAGTGGGAAGACGAGTTTATTGATGAAGATTCGGAGATCGTAACGACTCGAGAGACTCTTGAAGATTTTAAAGAAGGTTCAAAAGGCTGGGCTGAAGCAAGCGGGTTTCGCTCGTTTGATCTTGAGGGGCATTCATGTTTTTTTTGGGAGTCAATGCAAGGATTCAAGGGGCAAGCTCGCGAAAGTATAGTTGTCGTTGATTTTGGAGATTTTCGGTGTGCCTACAAATTTTAATGACGTCCGAAGAATATAAATCAATTCGAAAAAAGCTCGGCCTGACTCAGGCCGAGCTTTCGGCTGTTCTTGGTGTTTCTAGAAAAACCATAAACTTTCGAGAAAGCGGCTCTACTAAAATCACCGAGGAAGCTCGCCTGGCGATTCTTTTGCTTAAAAAAAACAAACGGCCATAGATTGACAAGCGGTGGCTCAATATGAGTCAACCGATCAATCGAGCTCTCGTTAGAAGTCTTGCCAGGCTTCACACTGTCGCAGAGCTCACCACTAAGCTCGATGCCGCAACCGCTGAGCTCGAACAAGCAATGTCGGCGGAAGTCGTGGTGACAGGTGCCAACATGAAAGAATCGGGAACCACTGGAGAATATTTGAGTGGAGCCCTAGATTTAAAGGTGAGAACCTACGAGGCCGCTATCGGGCTTCGAAAAAGGACGGATGCCGGGGCAGGCACTAACGGCGGGCCTAACCGAAAAATGAATCACGTTAACTTTAGATTCCGCGAGTGGGGATTCTAAGCGGTTGACGTAGTCGCCTAACGCATGGGGCAGGACTCAAAAAAATCACGGCGAGGCACTAGGGCGGGAAAGAAAGTTCAGGCCAAGCGGAAGACCGCAAAAGGACCGGTTGACGGCCTTCCAAAAACAAAATCTGACCTGGTCAAAATGATTTCCTCCTGGGATGCCGCAAGGCATTCCGACCGTCGTGGCCGGGTTGTCATGCCGTCACTTAATCCGAAGCGAAGAGTTTCACCGACGGAAAGGCTGGAGATTTCCAGGAAAGTTGAGGCGGCCGAGCAGAATGTTGGATTTGTAAAACGTGCCATTGAGGGCCCGGCTCGGCTTGTTGGAAATTTGCACCCACAGAGCCAGGCTGGCAATGCGGACTTTGAAGCCGAGATCGAAGAAAAAGTTGGAAACAGATTGAAAAACCATCTAGCATTTGACGGGGCGGGGAATTTCGATTTTTTGGACTGGCAAACCTGGGTTCGAGAATCAAAAATCAGGACTGGCGATTGTCTGACTGTTTTGGCCTCGGGGCCGGATGGGGCGGCTCGCGTGATGTGTTACGAGGGGAACCAGATCGGCGACGGTCAAGGAAGACGCGACCAGCCGGAAAACCTTTATGATGGAATCTTTCTTGACCGCTTTGGTGGACGCTCTGGATTTCAGCTTTTAGACGATGAAGGAAAGGCGGCGAAGGTTGTTTCTCGCGATCGAGCCATTTATCACTCAATCGGAGGGCGAGCCGGGCGGGTTCGATCAGTGTCTGGTTTGGCTCATGCGGTTGCCAACTTCCTCGATATGGTCGAAATTATAAGTGACACCAAGCACGGAATTAAGGTGGCTGCCTTGTGGGGGGCTTGGATTGAACAAGCGGCAACCGAAAGTAATGAAGATCCAGGGGAAGACCTCAGAGGCTTTCTGGAGGCGGCGAGTGAAACTGCTGAAATTGCTGAGGTCGAAAATCTTCAAGCCGGGGAAACGTTGGCGGACGGAAATGTTCTTTCTGTCGAGGATGTCGTCCAGGGCGGTCGCTTCCAAGAGTTTTCTCCAGGGCAGAGCCTGCACACCATGACAGACACGCGTCCTCATCCAAACGTGCTCGGTCTTTTGTCTTGGTTGATTAGAGACATGGCTTGGGGGCTTCCTCACGGTGGGCTTTCTCCCGAAGTTCTATGGGACGCGTCTCAGATGAATGGCCCCGGGATGCGCTTTGTGATGGCGGAAACTCGGAGATTTGTCGCTGATGAACAAGAACGCGGGAGACGCGACTGCCAACGTATTTGGATGTACTTCGCCGCTAAGGAATCGAAGCGGGGCAATCTGGTCATTCCCGCCGAGTTGCAGGATACTTGGTGGAAGACGTCTTGGATTCCTCAAGCCGATTTGACGATCGACCGGGGCCGCGACGGGAAGCTTGATCTTGCTCTCCTCGATCAAGGGTTAATGACTCGTGAAGAATGGTGGGCTCGTCAGGGGAAAGATTGGAAGACGGAAGAGGCGAGAGTTGCCAGAGAAAAACAATTTATCAACGAACAACGGGCCGCGGCCGGTTTGCTAGATTAGCATGGCAAAAAGTAAATTTGCGCCCGCGAGGTGTATTTCGATTGACGTAGATGGAACGCTTTTGAAGCGCGGGAAATTAAACTGGCCCCTCGCGAATTGGGCAAAGCAGAAAAAGCTCGAGGGCTTCGAGGTCATCTTGTGGACTGCTCGCGGCCGACCACATGCCGAGGCCGTGGTGGAAAGGTTTGGGCTCGAGGATCATTTTTCGGCTGTCATCGGGAAGCCTGGTTACATTGTCGATGATATGGGATGGAAGTGGACCAGGTTCACAAAGATCGTGACGAAGTTTCTCTAGTTGACGGCCTGGGCTCAATCTATGGCTCGAAAAGAATCTTGGTTTGAAATCAGCAACTCGGCGGACCTTGCGCCGCGTAACGAAGGCGGCCGCGTCGCACGCGTCGACATTATGGGGCCAATTGGTGGCTGGGATGTTTCTGGTTCTGAGTTTTTGCGAGAGCTTAAAGACCTGGGAGACGTCGACTCCATAGATTTGCGGATCCATTCACCGGGCGGTTCGGTACTAGATGGGTTAGCCCTTTTTAACGGAATCAAAAACCATCCGGCTCATGTTGTCGCCAGGGTCGAAGGGCTTGCTGCTTCGATGGGTTCAGTCGTATTGATGGCAGCCGATGAAGTGGAAATCCCAGAAAACGCTTATGTCATGATTCACAACGTCAGCGGCGGAGCCTACGGGGACATTGAGGAGCTAGAATCCATGGCTGCCCTGATGAGAAAACTTCAAGACGACGTGACCGATCTTTATGCCGACGCGACCGGGAAAGACAGGAGTGAAATAGCCAAGCTGATGGCGGAAGAGACTTGGATGAACGGAGAAGACGCGGTCCAAAATGGATTTGCAACCCGCGTGTTGGAGCCAGTCAAAGCGGCCGCTTGTGCCGACCTTGAGACGCTCGTTTCTAAATTTGAAAACGTCCCGGCGGCCGTGCTTGAGCTACAGGGAGAAGAGCCTGCCGAGGAGAAAGCCAAGGTCGAAGAAATCGAGGACTCACTCGAGGAAGACCATGCCGAAGAATCCGACGAGGAATCGGCCGAGGCCGACCAGGAGGAAATCGAGAAAGAATTGCAGGACGAAGTTAAGGCGAAAGCCGAGCTCTCGACTTGGGGAAGAATTTTGGCCGCTCTATCGGGTGATAAGAGCGCCGAGAACGACGGAGGATCGAGCGCTAAAGCTGCTCTCCAACGTGCTGAAAAACTCGAGGCGGAACTCTCCGGCCGAGTTGATGAGATCGACAAAATCGAGGCTGAGCTTCAAATTTTACGGTCTCAAAACAAGGAGCTCGAAAGCGCCGCTTTAACAGTCGAATCCCGCTTGATTGAGTGTGGTTTTGACTTTGCAGAGGCGGCCGACCTTCCGGCTCCAAACCAGAACAAAATCGGGAACGCCCTGGAGACTTACCTAGGAATGCAACCAGGTCAGGAACGAAGAGAATTCTTTGCAAAAAACCGCAAAGAAATCGAAAGACTTCAATCAGAGTAAGGGCGACAAAAACTAAAACTAAAAAAACTTAACTATCTAAAAAAATGGCTAACTCATTCGCATCAGCTTTAGCAGTGGATACACTCGCTGAAGAATCAATTACAACCTTGGGGCCAGTGCTTTCCGTACTGGACAACTTCAGCTTAGACGTGGCTGTCAATCCCGTCGCTCCTGGCTCTCGCATCCAGGTCGAAGTCGTTTCGGGTGGCGCAACCGCTCAGACAAATCCCTCAAGCTACACCTCAAGCAGTGACTCCACAAAAATCGCTCGTGCTGTCACAGTCAACCAGCACTCGATTTCATTCAAGGTTACTCAAGCCGAGCTTAACAACGGTCACCGTCTTCGCTCACTTCTTCGGAAGAATCTCCAGGTTATTGGAACCGCTTGCCGCGATGCGGTTTTTGCTCCAATCACAGCAGCAAACTATGGGGCCGCTGTTCTTGATTCAACCGCGGCGGATTTCGACGCAAGCGATCTCCAGACCGTTTGGGGTGCTTGTAAAGACTTCCCAACTCGTCACTTGATTCTTGATGGAGGATACTTTTCGAAGCTACTCCCAACAAACGCCGATTCGTTCCTTCCTGGTCAATCGGGTGCTTACGGTTTTGATTCAATCGGGATGAATAACGCCTGGGCCGGGGCTGAAGCGAAGTGCATTGGTTTTGTTGGATCACAAGATGCTCTTGCAATCGCTTCCGGAGAGCCAATTATGGACGATGAAATCCAGGATCTCCTGAGCTTCTACGAAGGCGTTGAACTTCCCGGAGGTTTAACGGCTTACCTTTCAAGCTTTACGGATCTTGCGACTCGCACTCGCTACATGAACATCAGCGTAATGCTTGGTGCCGCTGTGGGCGATAATACGGCTGGAGCGATTATCACGGATGGAACCTAGAATTTAAAACAACCATTGGCAGCGCGGAGAGTCGGAAGGCTTTCCGCGCTTTTTTGTGTCCTGGTGGATTGACGAGATCGGTCAGACTATGAGTTTGGCCACGTCCCGAATCGCATTTTTAGAGAAAGCACAAGAATCACTAGAGAGCGTTTTCCCTGGTTCAATTACGTATAGTGGCTCCACTTTTACCTGCTCGAGGTCTGGGCTTGAGGTCGTCCAGGGAGCCGAGCCCGGCGGGTTTGAAAACGAGGGTCGTGTCATGGTCCGGGTGAGAATCGCACACCTTCCAGCGGCTGGTCTCCCGAGAGAAGCCCCTATCGTTTTGGATTCGGTCGAGTACCGCGTTGAGGAGTGCTTACTCGAGCCTGGAGATGTGGCTTGGAGCGTTCAGCTTGAAACAGTATAAATTATGTCACGAACAAAACGAGAATACGCCTATGAAAAGCGCGGCCGAGGGACCGGGCAAAAACCTGGAATGCAAAGGTTTTCAGGCGTCGAGTTTAAAGCGTTACGGCTCCTTGATGAGGTCCGGGAAGCGTGTGATAAGTGGCTTGATGCTCACGAAGACCGAGGTTCGAGCCGGGATCGTTTTCGGTATGGGAAAAAAGGTAAAAAATGAAGCTGAAGGTAACAGTCCCCGGATCTGATCGCCGAAAAATTGAGAGAGAAACCGAGAAGTTGATCAAGGCATTAGGACTCTCAAATGATACTTTTGCAAACATGGCGGCCCGGTCGGTTCGTGATACCGTTGCGCGAAATGTTCAACCGTTTGGGATGGGGCCGAAGGCAAAGAAAAAAGGCATGTCGGCAGTTAAAAAAGATCTTCGCAATATTTTTAAAGTTGTTCCTGACGCGGCTCGCGGCCGTCAAGGAGTGATCACTTCAATTGCAGGAGCGGATTCGTTTCACCAATCAAAACGAGGGTCAAGGGGAAGGACGAGGAAGCTTGTTTTGAAAAAAATGATCATTCGATCGATCTGGAACAGCTACTCTGAAAAGGTCAGTGAAAAGGTAGGAATGGCAAAAGGGTCGGTCCTTGGTGGTGCTCCGACGCAGTTGAAAACGAAGTTTCAGGGATGGGTTAAAAATTGGAAAAAGACCGGGTCTAGCTCCACAAAAAAGAAATTTTTGGGTAAAATGTGGATTTTTAAAGCAGAACCTAGGCACGTCGCAAGCGACCGAGTGATGGGTGAGCGCGGAATCAAAAAGGTGATGAAGGTCAAGGATCGAAACTTAAAAAACCTTCTACGAAGAAAAATGAGGGCCGACCTAAAAAAAGCTCAAAAGAAAATCAACCGCTAACGATTGACAAGCGGGGTTCCTTGCATGGTGGTATCTGATCGGCTTCTGGTCGCCCTAGGCGAGTTTTTGAATCAAGACCTTTCGCTTGGGCTGACTCCGAGGCTCAGAGATTACGGCGGCACCAAGGCGGCCAAGACCATAATTATAGATGCTGATGACCCCGTTGAGCACGAGGCACTGGATGGCGTTTATGAATTAGACGGTGAAGTGATTTTAAAATTCAGGAATCGAGACGTGGCGGATGAAACGCAAAGGAGCGAGCTTTCCGAAATCAACGAAGCGCTTCGAGCTCGGGCAATTGATTGGATCAACGACACGACCAACGCTCGCGGGTTAGGTAGTCACGAGCTCAAAATATTTGATCTGCGAACTTCAGACGGTTCTTTCGAGCAAGAAGATAAGTTTCTTTTAGGACGAGTCGGATTCTCCGCAATTATCGTCGGGATGGACCCTTCCTAATTGGTTGACGCTGTTGCGCAGGTTATGAGCGCAAAGATTTACGGCACCTCAGACTTTAGTATGTTATCAGAGGCAGGGATGTTCGTCCAGGGTCTCGATGTTGATTTCAACATGGAGGAGGTGACACTTCCAAACGAAAGCGGCGAAGACGTCGCGGGAGCTTATACAAATCCAAGCGCCTCCATTACGATGGATGGTTTTGTTAACACGGCTGGGGCCGCATTTTCTTCAACGCTTGGTGCATCGTTAACCATTAACAACGCACTTGATGCGGCAAGCTTTATCACTGGAATTGCGGACGACGACGCAGGCGAAACGATTACAACAAGCGTCAAGCTTGGTTACTCAAATAAAAATTTCAAAAGTCTAAATATTGGCGCGATTTTCCGCCCGCACATGGGCTCCTTAGTAACCTAATTTCCTCACCGAAAAAACAAGCGGTCGAACGGGGTTCTGTGTTTGTCTTTCATCTCCCGTCGGCCGCTTCTTTGTGCCTGGTTGACAGGTTGAAGCTCATCGATGACAGAACAAAATATAAACCGGGGCGGCCCCGTCGTCTCGATGGGTGGCAACAGTGACGAAGCAAATTTTGACACGAGGGATTCACTTCTTGCAGGGGCTTTGATGGCTCTAGGAGTCGAGCCGATAGACGCGGAGCCGGTCAGGATCATTACTCGTGAACATTTGAGCGGATCCACTTACCAATTCTTTTTCAAACCTGTCAGCAATTGCGGGAAATGGCGTACTCGCGAGCTCTTAGGGTACTGGGCTCAAGGGACCGAATGGGTGGAAAAAAATCCGGAACATCCTTTTGCCTATGCCATCGCAGCCGTGAAAAATTACCGGGGGCTCTTAGACTTCATTAATAAAAAGGTTCCTTATGGCTGGGTCAGCCGTGGGAAAAGCTTCGCGATGCTTCCCCTGGACGCGTCCAGCAAAACTCAAGAAATTATTTTGGGGAGGATGTCGAAATGAAAAAAACTAAAAACAAAAACTTAGTTCTCACGCTTTTTTCAAAACGGCCGAAGGCGGGTCAATATACGCTCTACCCCTTGACGGCTGGTCGAATCGCTCTTTTAGAGGACAAAGGGAATCAGCTTTTCTCGGGGACGCTTAAGGAAGGTGATTCCGTCCAGTCCTATGACGTCTTTGAGGCCTTTATGGTATCCGTCTCGAGCGGGGAAGAGCTAGCGGAGCTTTCAATTCTAAGCGAAGATGAATGGAAGATTGCCACCAGGGCGTTTGGCTTTGACCTTGAGGATCAAACTTTGATGGAGTTTTGGGACGTGGTCGAGAACGAACGCAAAGCCATCTCGGCGGCACGGGCGGTGCCAAAAAAAAAGAGAGCGCGACGGGCTTCGAAAACCTAATCAACCCGCCAGGCGACGAAGCTCCGTGGTGGGCGACCTACGTTACAGCACTGGTCCCAGTCACCGGGCGGGATGACAAGTTTGTTCTGTGGGAGCTTCCCTATGCTCGGGGGCTTAGATACCTTCATGCAATCGCGGTGGCTAACGGAACCACGATGGAGCTCGAGGAAGGTGACCAGGAAAAGAAAGATTCTCTCTTCGACGGGTTCCAAGATTTACGAGCCCGGCACGGTCTCAACGATTGACAACTGGGGCTAAAGTATGGCGGCACTGACGTATAAAGTAGGCGGAGATACAAGCGGTCTAGGCCGTGCGGTCTCGAGGGCTAAAGGAATGCTTTCTGATCTAGGAAGTGCGGCTAAAAACCTTGCGCTAGGCGGGGCGGTGGCGGGTTCTGTCGCGGCAATTGGGGGAGCGTTCCGGGGGATTAAGCTCGCGGCCGAAATGGAACAGGTATCGGTGGCAATGGAGGTCATGACCGGGAGCGCCGAGAAGGGCAACCGAGCAATTGAAGCTCTAATGAAGTTTTCAGATGAAACTCCCCTTTCCTCCGAAGACGTAGTCGCAGCGGGCCGGGCCTTGATCGCCTTTGGCACGGATGCAGATGATGTCGTAGGAGTTTTGCGAAAGGTCGGAAACGTCGCCTCTGGTATTGGGGCTCCAATTGGTGAGCTTGCAGAGATCTACGGTAAAGCTCAAGTAAGCGGCCGATTGTTTGGCGAGGACATCAACCAACTCGCAGGACGAGGAATTCCCATCCACACGGAACTCGCGAAGGTTTTAGGAGTCACGAGCGCTGAAATCAAAAAAATGGTGACCGATGGGAAAATAGGGTTCCCTGAACTCGAAAAAGCCTTTTCAAACATGTCGGCCGAGGGGGGCCAATTTGCGGGCATGTTAGCAAAGCAGTCGAAAACATTTTCGGGCCTTTTTTCTACTCTCGTTGCAAAGCTTAATAATCTACTGAGAGACGTCGGTCAGGGATTAATGGAATCTCTCAAGCCGGTCTTGAGCAAACTAATTTCTTTAGTCGATGAAAATAGTGCGGCCGCTAAAAGGTTTGGTCAAACGATTAAAGAAGCGGTCTTCGTGATTGTTGAGGCATTCAAAACAGGCGTTTTAGGTGAGCTCTTAAAAGCCAGTTTTTTGTATGCATCTTCGTTTCTAGTCAATTCAGTCGTGGGAGGATTCGCCACGGCAGGAGAAATTCTTATGAAAGCGGCCGTCGGCGTCAGTGATATTATCTCAGGCATCTTTTCATCTGAGAAAGTCGCTGCATTTTTTAAGATGATGAAACTGGGGGCCTTTGAAATGTTTGTACCAAAACAAGAGTTTGAGCCCTTTAGAAGTATGCGGCTTAAGAAGGAGCAAGAACTTATAAAAGATGTGACGGATTCGACAGATCGAATCGACGGCGGAGTCGATGCGATATTTGATGAATTTGAAAAGGGGATTCCCGATTTAATGGATTTGGACAAGCAAAAGGACAATTTCATGAATATCGCAAATCCTCTTCTGGAAGCTGTCAGGAAAAACTTTGAAAAAATGTCTAACGATATTGCTGTTTTAAAAACGAGTGATATCGGCCAACCGTCTCGGGCGTCCCTTTTTGGTCTGGATAAAAACGAGGAAGAAAAAAAGGAAGAAAAGGACCCTTTTACTGATAATGTCTTGAGGCCAGTTCTGACAAGCCTGGGAAGAATCGGCGGAGCCGGAGAGGGAAGAAAAGGCGGCGTGTTCCGGATGGACTCCGAACGGAACAAGCTTTTGAAACAAATCGAATTTAACACAAAAAACCAGCTTGTGGCGGTCTTTGCGTAATTGACAAACCGAATCATCTCGTGGCGAACAAAATTTATCATCCCGGAAACCTGGTTGCAATGCCAGGCTTCAAAGCAAGCAAAGATCGAGCTGGGCTCTGGACCGGGACACAAATGTATCACTGCACCGAGCAAGAAATTCTTAGATTAATGCCGAGGCAAGGGAGCCCGCATCCGAAGTTCCCTTATTTAGCTCTTGAAACCGTTGGTTTTGAGATTTTCCAAGAAGGCTTGGCAAAAATTACCGCCGGGTATGCAGGCGCTTCTTTCGGGTTTGATGGATCTTCGGAGCCGGAAGAGGAATATAATCTCGACATCTCGACCAGTGAGGAGCCAGTACAAACTCACCACCGCTATGACGAGCTAAGTGACGAGGACATTCTTGCGGCTGTCGAGCTTGCTAGAAATCCGCCTCGGTCCGAGTCAGGGAAAGAAGTGAAGAAGCCCAATAAAGATGATTGGCCGCCTTTGAAAGTAGAGCTTTACGAAGACATCTCAAAGGGAAAAGAGGCTTATAGAGATCCCAGGGTAACATGGTCGAAACGCTGGATTTCAAAAGAAAAGCCGACCGATTTAAATAATATTGCAAAAATTCAAGAGCCGGAGGGAAATCCTCCCCAGGTCGCCGATGATCGGAACTGGCTTAACATAGGGATTCGCTCCCGAATTCGTGGCAAGGTTTACGAGAACGAGGTCACCTGGGAACTGTCAGGGAGGGGCGGATGGCTTGAACGTTACTACAGTTAAGAGATGAGCAACGCGATTCAATTGCCGCCTCAGGTGAAACCGGGCCAACCGGTTCGGGCCGAAGATTATAATAAACTGATTGCGGCTCTCAAAAGTTCAATCATTCAGCCGGGGACCGGCTACCTTCGTCACATCGACAAGAGCGGAACGACGCTTCGCATAAACCAAAACAAAGAATTTAGGCAACGAATTAATCCGCCTTTTTCAGTGATTGAATGCGAAAAAAGGGCAGCGGGAAATTATTATCTGCGTCTCGAGCCGGGGAGAGTTTCTAGTGCAAATCCGGTGGCATCCGCTGCCGATCCTCCTCAAGATGGGATTGATTATTTCATGCCTGAAATTAATGGCACCCCGATGAATGAAAAAGATTCTGACGAAGATTTCCCAATCATCGAGATTGACGATGGCCAGAGCGTTTACGCAAGAATCAAACGGACCGCTGATGGAGTCGTAGTGCCTCCTGTGTTGATCGTCGCGGAGGCGCGAGACGAAAAAACTAAGCACTACCAGCCGGAAGATCCGGAGGGTTCCGGAGTTGAAGAGATCTACCAATATCGTCGGATATTGGATTTTGATGTAGCGTTTGATGAAGTGGAAATAAAAGTCTGGAGGAGATCAGATATTGACCTTGAACCATACCTGTGGACCGGCTCGAACGTCGGTCAGGGATCTGACGTTTTTAAGGAGCACGACGAGGAGAACGGGGTCTATAATTTCAGGAGAATTAAAGGGTGCTATGGTCTTGAAGATAAGCTGACCGCGACCAACCCAGGGGAAGACGAAAACACGTTACAGATTGATTTTGAGGCCGAGAACGTTGGGCAGACCTATACAGGTGTCAAAGCAAACGTCTACGTTGAATATGACGAAGACGACGATGACAGCACTTGCGACGACAAAGCTCAGTTTCGTCCCATCACCCACGGCGCAGAAACCGACCGGCAACAAATTGAGGTTGAGGCTGACGGTGAGGTGATTCGAGTTAGGGGGAATGATGTAAAAAAGATCATCACTTTCCAGGATTGCGAGAGCAACGAATTACTTTCATTACAATTTGAGGATGGACTCCTTAAAGATGCCGGTGTTGGAGGATCTGTAACAATTCAGGTGCCCGCTTGTGGGTCGAGTGGCGGGACCGGCGGCGGGACCGATCCAGGATCAACTTCAGGCTCTGACAAATCCACTGCCATCGTGCCAATGGGTTGGCATGAAAAGGGTTATGGGGCACTTTTCACAATGGAGTCAAACGAAGTTCTTTTTGATTTTGTGATAAGGGACATTGCGGTGAGTGGAGCAATTACGAAGGTCAAAATTGATGATCGCTTTTTGAAAGTCTGCGAGCCCGGATCGATGGTAGTGACTGGAGTAACGGGCGACAAGCTCGGGCCGGTCAGCGCAGTCGTGAAAGGGGAGCGAGCAATCCTAACTGCCCTCCCTTTTTCTTTTTTACGTCCTAATCAAGTCACATTGAGGCTAACTGGAACTCGAAAAGGTTTCGAAGGCTTCGACATGCCCGAGCGGAGCGAGAAGCAGTTCATTGCCAACGAGAAATTCATTAACTCAGCCTACCCAAGAGAATAATGTCCAGTTCTAGCGATTCAGGCAGCGGTTCTTTTAGCTCAGGCTCTGACCTCACTTTTGAATTAATCGGGAGTGATTTAGGGACCCAAGGAAAACACACTCATAACAAATGGAGGGGTATTGTTGAGAGTGGGGGAAAACTTTATTGTCCGCCCTTCCAGGAAGACGAGGTCTTGATAATAGATCCGTCGAATGACACGACGTCAACGACGGGGCAAGGCTCAATCCGAAATCCCTCAGAGCAAAAAAAGTACGTCGATTGTTTAACCGATGCCAATGGGAAAATTTACGCCAACCCTAGCGATCAAATCGCTTATCTCGAAGTAGACCCATCCGGATCTGGTTCTCCTCTCATTAACTATCGAGGCACGCCGTTAGGAAAAAACAGCATTCGAGGAGGTGCTTTAGCTTCCGGTAAAATCTATGGGAGTATCTACTCCCGAAATACCTCCACCCTCTCAAACCCGGTCGTTTCGAAGTTTGATCTGTCCAATTTCAGCCAGTCTTTGATTTCATT